GTTTTACCAGCAGGATCAGTCCAACTAGCACCAACTCCCCAACCACCAGCAAGATCATTCATCTGATAATAAGTGGTGATTGCTTCGATCTTGGTTTGAGAAGTAGCAATTTTGTCGCTAAAATTCTTCTTCAGTTCCAAGAAAATATCTTGGGTTTTTTCTCTAAGAGCCTTTACAACACCCTTGGTATACTGCAAACCCTCTCGACTAACATCCATTTCAAGTTCGCCAATACCAAAATCAAGTTCAAGATAAAGACCCTGATTGATGATTTCGCCAACAAAACTCTTCCACGAAGCAATATCAGCCTTATTGAAGGCACGATTCCACTTGGCAATATGATCTGGCGTTTCTGCCTTTTCCTCACCAATAAGATGAGAAACTTCAACAGGATACGCAATATTACCCATCAGAGCAATAACGCCGCTCTGAATACGATAATAATTATTTGGAAACTTCATATTGTCATTATTGAGTCGGCAAACACGCCACCCATCACCATCAATAACAACATTTCGCTGACTATATTCCTTGGTAAAATCCCAATGAACGCCGCCATTAATAATGGGCTTCATTCGGAAATAATGAAAAACCCGGATAGCCTTCTGACTAAACTCTTGGAAATCATATTGCTTAACAGCAAAACTAATCTCCAAACCATTAGGCTCAGTAGTATCTGTAGAATGAATAAGATTCAACGTAGGAACACCAGCATCATCAATAGCCGCAATATAAGTATACTGCTTACCATTGAAATAAGAGGTTGTGGTAAAACTCTTGGTATAAGCAAACGGACTCTTAGACCCTAGACCAAGACAACCCACAAAATCGTTGCTATCATTCTTATTGGACGCACCATAAGTGGTATACAGACTCTCCATGTCTGCCTGACTAAGACCAGTGCCATAATCACGCACACTGAAATTAGGATCAGCAGCAGTTGGCAACTTTACAAGAAAAGGATTCTTGTTGCCCGCACCAACATGAGAGTCATAAGCATTTGTGGCAAGTTCACGAATAACTGCCATAACCTTGTCGGAATACAGAGAATCCGACAGAATCTTAAACATTTTGCTAGTTTGAGCAATCGTAAACTGATTCGACGCACTAATACCAGCACTGTGAACTTCAACCGTTCGATCCGCAAGTTTCATTTTGTTTCTCCAAGTGTCCTGTGATGCTTCAAGTATACATCGTCAATCCGCGTTGTCAACATTACGCTTTCTGGATTGCAAGATTTCTTTCGTTTTCATTGTCACAAAAGTTCCCGCAAACGCACCTAAAAATAATGGAATAATATAGATCATATTTTGGCTAAAACTAACAACACCAAATGCTGATAAAGAAGTTATCATTCCGGCCATAAAAGATGACATTAAATTTTGTCTAGATTCTATGCAAAGAATATAATAAGCATAGAACATATCCAATATAAAATATGTAATAAAAATTATAATAGCAAGATAAATATTTATTTCATTAGGCATCATTTTTAATTACCAATAACATATCATCGTATCTATTTTTAATAGATCTGAGATCTATAATTTCATATTTAAATTTTTTATCTGGTATGTTTTTAATCAATATATCAAACCAATCATATGATTGAACATCTTCTATTATTAGAATTCCATTTTTAGCCAATAGATTTGTATAATTTTTAACAGTAAATATCATACTATCGATAGTGTGTGGCCCATCATCAATAATAATATCAAAATTATTTCCTAGTAAAGATAGAGTTTTTTCCAAATAAGCATTTTCTTTAAAAAAAGTGAACCTATCATCTATCAATAAATATTTGCTTTTCCAATTATCAATACCATATATATGAGCATTTTCAAAAAAATCTTTCCATAGTAATATCGAGCCACAGTTATAAACTCCTAATTCTAGAATTTTTTTAGCCTCTTTTTTATCTTTAAATAAACTTTGATAAATATTACTAATATAGCAATGTACTGTTTCTTTATCAGTTATATATTTTTTTCGATTAGAATCATACAATTCTAGTAAGTTCATAGACTTTCTTCTTCATCGTCTTTCCAAAAATCATCCTCTTTTGAAGACCAAGATTCGTCAGAGTCATTATCAAAATCGTAATTTTCTTCCAAATCCTCATCATCTTCTGCTAACATGATGGTAAAATTATTGAGTATTTCTAACATAATATCTACTTTAGTTCCAATATCCTTGACTTGTTTTTTTATGTCTGTTAGATCTTTTAGTATTTTTTGTTGATCTTTATTTAGATTATTAATATCATTTGATATTTCTGAATCTTGTTTACATAGATCTTTATGAGATTGATCGATTTTTTTATAGATATCATCAAAATCTCTTGCCATCAGATTCTCCTTATTTAAGGAAATATTATCTCACAATTAAATACACCTAACTTTCACAATTACATTCATACTTTTCGCAGTATGAGCATCTTGGGCCTGGGTCTGGATTAGACCAAGCATTACTATTCCCATCAAAACTTTCTTTGCCAGTATCTATGCAAACAACTTTTTTCTTCCTACCTCTTTTGACAACTCCCACATTGTACCAATGACAATCCCAAAATTTTAAGCCCGTTTTGTTGTATATTTCATCAACAAGATATTGAATATTAGCCATGCTAATCTTAGTATTAGCAGCATGAGTCTTAGCCAGTTCTGTTACATATCCCCAATCACTAGGGTCTGGTTGATAAAGATCATCTTCTTTCGCAAATTCTAGTCTACAGATTTTGCTATAAATTTTTGGGGCCAGATCAAATTTGGCTAATTTCTTATGATATCTATAAGATTCTTGTGCTTTCTTTTTATTACGAAACTCTTTGAATACTAAATCTTTCTTATCTTTAATAGGATATACTTGACAATACCCACCCTCATCAAACCAATCGCTATAATCTATTAGATAATCAGAGTTAATCATAAGTTTTATCTACTATAATAGAACCCATAATTTCTTGAGCCACATGAATGGCTTCATTTAAGTCAGATGTTTCACATAACTTAATTGGGCCTTTTGGAATATCAATCCAGTATGATCCATAAACTCCATAAAAAACATTTCCCAAAGCATGATCGTGCATTAGAAAATCAGTAGCGTCATGGAAAATATCCAAATACCATTCCCCATACTCATCCTGAACTTCTTTTACTGTATCAACTAAAAGAAAGCGAAAATTAGGATGTTTAAAATCTGGATCACTATAAACTACTCCTCTATAAAATTTATTTGGTAAACTTACCATAGTGATTGTATCCTTTCCAATCTCCTGTTAAAAATTCTTGTTTGTTAGAATAAAGAGGAACTACTTTAGTTTGATCGTTATGAGGATTATCCATTATTCTCAAATCGTAAAGATCGTGTCTTTCATTTATAAGACCATAAGCAACAGGATTCTCAAACACAGCAATAAGTTTGTTGTATTCTTGTTTTAGTCTGCTAAGTTCTTGTTCACAAGAGAACCATCTTTGTGAATCGCTACTATCTTCTCTGAGTTTTTGCAGTTCATCCTTAGCATTATTTACAGTAAAACGATCAGCACCATTTGCCCAAGCAAATTCGATTAGAAAATCAATAGGATTGGCATTTTCATTCATTTCAGACAAATCCTATGCGAGTTTTTTCTGTAGTAACTACGGTTTCTATATCGGAAGCATTAAAAATTTCTGTGCAATATGATCGACCATTCCACCAACCACACTTATAAGTAATAGAATGATTAGGGCCGATACTAACACAAATAATACTTCCATGAACATCATCTGTCAACTTAACTTTGGTTCCAATATTGTAAAATTCTAGAGAGTTTTTGCTCATTTGTTTTCCTTGTTCTTCAAAGGTTTTGGTGTATATGTATTGTATCGTTTACCGCATAAGGAGTCAAGAGATATCATGAATGTGAAAAATCATTATACAAAAGAAATATTGTCCAAAATTTGTGCTGAATCTTATAGTTATAGACAATGTTTAGATAAGATAGGAATAGTTCCTGCTGGTGGAAATTACGCTTGTCTTAAAAAGCATATTGAGTTGCATAATATCGATATTTCTCATTTTACTCTACAGGGATGGAATAAAGGTCAAAAATTAGGCCCAAAAAGATCTATAAATGATTACCTATCTAATAAGCAAACTATACAAAGTTGGAAATTAAAAAGAAGATTACTAAATGATAAAATATTTGAGCATAAATGCTATAACTGTTTACAGAAAACATGGCTCAATAAATTAATACCTTTAGAGTTACATCATATAGACGGAGATAATAAAAATAACAATCTTTCTAATCTTACTTTATTGTGTCCAAACTGTCATGCACTAACTGATAATTATCGTGGAAAAAATAAATAGGAGCAGTGGGATTCGAACCCACACTGTACGGATTTTCGTACCACTATAGTTTTCACTACCATTTCTGTTTGTGGTCTGGACTTTACCTTAACCATAACTTTCGTTTTAGGTTCCTGCCGTCAAGTCTCTACACCTTCATATTTCTATGCTTGGCTCGGTATTAGCATTTTAAAGCCTTCACCGAATTTGACAGGTTCTACTATAAAGATTTCTCCTTTAGCACTCAATTTAACGAAAAAAGTCCGATGTCTCTGCCGTTGGACTATGCTCCCATGAGGTAATCGACTACAACAATACAAGTCTGAGGTTGATTATGCTTGTGTGCCTCATCCATTATAACTGTTGTAGCCGACTACCGTTTATTTAAACAATCGACTCTCAGCCGTTATTGTGAGCCTTGAGGCGACGAACAATCTCAGCCATAGCCTCGACGTTATCAACCGTCTTAGCAGGCTTCGCACGTTCCATAGCGGGCAGTTCAATACCCTTCTTAGCAAGATCGGCCTTTACGCGAGCGTAACGAGCCGCTGTGCTTGCAACCTTCTGACCAGTCTTAGTAGCAATCTCAGCATAAGTCTTGCTGCTAAAAACAGCCTCAAGAAATGCCTCATCGCTGCAACGAACACGGGTCTGCTTCTCAACATTAGTAACTTCAGCCATAATCAACCTCCAAATTAATCCAACTTACTTCACGGTTTCGGTCACGCGACCTCAATCACCCGTGTTGTATCTTCATTGTATCCTGTGTATCGGCGTTGTCAATAGCCGATCTTGAATTTTTTCTGTCCTCTCAAACTTTTTCTTGGTCTGCTTTTGGTAAAATTAGTGCTAGTATCAAATATATCCAAAAAATTAAACTTCCAGTTAGAAAAGTTCCTAATACGAATAAGACTCTGATTAAAGAAGCATCAATTCCGGTATATTCAGATAGTCCTCCGCACACTCCAAATAAATATTTATTACTGAGTGATTTTGTAAGAATTTTATTCATTTTGATAACCATTCTATGTAAGGTTTTTTATTAAAACCAGTTATTCTACGAATTTCGTTTCCGTCATAATCTAAAATAATTGATGTTGGTAATACTTTTGCTTTCATGTGTCTTGCTAATTTTCTATCTTTTTGAGTATCTATTATGCAAGTTATGTATTTTTCTGTTAATCCAGTTTCAATAATTTCTGTTTTTAATTGTGTACAATAACCACAATAATCAGCAGAAAAAATTAATAGAACTAACTTAGTCTCTTTTTTAGATAGTTCTTGTGCAGTTTTTAGATCGTCATATATCACAATTGAATTTTCCTGTTTAGCATAAGAGTTTGAACTCAAAAGGCTTATAAATATAAGACCAATATTAAATACACAGCATCTTCTTTTCATCGCAACACTCCTTTAACTGTTTCCAAAAAAAATGTATATTATTCCATTAATATGATACACTAATACTATCAAGTATTATGATTTACTTTTATTTGATTTTTTTCCAAAAATTCTTTCATAGTTTTTGTCCCAAGTTTTTTGATCCACAGTTTTTGGTCTACGCTTAGATCCTTTTCCATTCTGACTCATTATTGCTCCAGTATGTTCTTAGCGGTTTTCTGTACTATTGTTATTTTTATTTAAGAATATGATCTAGATTTAGATTCTCAAAAAGATCGCTCTTATGTTTAAGACTATCTTTTGAAAATTCTTTTTCTTTATTTTTTAATCCAATAGTATATTCTGAGTGAATTTCTGATAGATTATGAAGGGATGCTTTCAAAAAATTATCTATAGATTCATGAGTTTTTTTATAGAATATTAATTCTTTTTGATTATTAATAAGGATATTTTCTACAGTCTTTACTATCTGTGGATCTTCTTTATACTTATATACTAATCTTTTAGTCAGCCATAAAATGTATTCTAGATTTTTATCTAACATTTGCATACTCCAATAGGTTGATACAACCTTATAGTATGCTCAGATGTGAAATTGGCAACTTAAATCAATTTTCCAGAACGAAACTCCAGTATCTACTATCTTCTTTCTTTTGAAGATTATCCCAATACAAACAACGAGCAATATAGGGTGGAATCTTGTGCTTACCACAATTGACTACCCAGTGACGTTCCATCTTTTTATATGAATCGGTTCCGCTCTTACTCTTATTATACTTCAGATGTTCCATATCATACAAACGAAGTTGGTGAATATCTCCGCAGAGTACCCTTGCTTCATTAGGATGGATCATTTCAAGAGCAAAACTAACCTTAGCCAACCCAATACCACTAATCTTAGTTACGATTTCGTCACGCTTCTTAACATGACCCTTCTTGGTGGTAAAATAAAAGTCTTTAGGATTATCCCAAAACTTTGTGGCAAAATCCCAAATATACTTTGTTCGATTATTGTGTAGACCAACGCCACTCTTGTGGAGTTTTTCTCTCAGAATATTCTCATCACCAAGCCATTCATCAAAAATCTTGATAGAATTGTATCCGGCACAGTTGCCCTTCCAAGTAGTATGGACAGAGCAATATGCAAAAAGATAACGACGAAAAATATCCTCCGCGTTTTGTGGACGCACACTCTCCCAATATTCCTTATACGAAACTACCTTGTCTTTAGGAAAAGTAGCAAAGAAAACATCAGCCTTGCTCTTATCAAGAGTGGTATTCTGAACGGAAATAACAGAGTTTTCAACAATCATGGTTTTCTCCAATGGGTATGCTACGATTCTACACTACTGGTATCGGTTTGTCAAGACCCGTTTCTTTAAACGGTTCTCGCAGACCCATGCAAAAACTTAAAAGTAGGGAATCGCAGACTGATCCCACCATCTTGGTTTTTAGTTTCCTCAAAATATTGAACAGTAATAATTTTACCAAGAATCTTATCGGGATTCTGATAAAACTCTTGACGCTGCTCAATAGTGAAACCACTACCAACTCGTACAATATTGTTCTTATGTTGAATCATAACACAACTCAACATTGTTTCTTCCCACTCAGCACTATCTTTAACATATCTGAAATCGCCCATTTCAGTATCAATTACTTCATACTCATCATCAAAAAACTTCTTAACTTTGAGTAGGTCTTTGCTACGCTTACCTTTATATGGTTCATCAGCACGAAGCATCACGCCTTCCCAGCCATAATCATTACCTCTTTTTGTCCATTCGGCAAAATGATCATCGTCTTTAATAAGTTCTTGACCAAGCACACTAAGACAAGCACAAGTATTGTCTCTCATTACTTCTCGTAGATTATTGTATCGAATAGAATACGGACGATTCTTCTCACCCTTCTTACTATAGAATTCATCGTGCGTAAGCATATCAAAAATCTTAAAAGATGGATTAGGAATAGTATGATCCTTCTTTTTGAGTTGTTTCATTACTCCTTGAAAATCCTCATTACCATCATCATCCACAAGACAGAGTTCACCATCAAATACTACATTTGTAATACTAAGAGCCTTAATACCATCAGCAACAATACCAAGAGTATCAAACTCTTTTCCTGTTCTGGAGTAGAAAGTAGCGTCACCATTACTATCAACAATAGCAACGCATCTAGCCCCGTCAATTTTTCGGCTAACATACCAACCATCCTTCCAATCTACAAGTTTAGGCTCGTATTTATCTGCTAGAGCAACACTAAATTCTGGAATATGGTCAGGAATAGCCTTGTTGATAATCTTATCACCAGCACGAGTTTTCAAATCCTTATCTATAACGCAATGGATAAGTTCTTCGTATTCGGAATAGTGTTCGATAAAACTATTCACAGCAGAGATAGCATCATGCCCAGTAATCTTTCGACTCTTTAGAGCATCCAACAAATCAAAGAAATTTTTGTATTCGTTCTTTCTTGCTACAAGATGATTCTTCTTCTTGAGATTATCACTAGTGACATTGTATTGCCACAACGGATGATAGGTATAAAGCAAAATATTCTTGGTGAAAGATGCTGCGGCACTATTGTGTCCGCAATAATCCAGAATAATACCTTCCTTATCCTTGGTGCTACTAGTAGCCCTAAGATCACGAACCATTCCCATAACATAATCAAAATCGTGAATCATCTAAAAATTCTCCTGTGTTTCCTAGAGTATACCACACAGCAATCCCATTGTCAAGTATCGACAGTCTAGTGTCGTTTCTTGAATCGTTTACTTAATTTTGATACTAAATCGCTTCCTGCTGTTGGGAAAAAACACGGCAAAATAGAATGAACAATTAGATAAAAACCAGCCAGTAAACAAGAACATCCATAAAATAGAGCAAATATCATATGCTCTAAGTATGTCATATTATTTTCTTTTAAATGGTTAATCCACTTTTTCTTTAAAGTCATAAAAGTACATCTCTTCATTACTTTCGCTAACCCATCTACTACCAGTATGCTCAGAACTAAACTCTTTGCTAAAAACTTTCCAATCTGGTTTTGTTAATTTTCTGCTTATAAAAGATCCGCCGTCCATCCATAATACCCTATTATTTGGTTGAATAAAATATTGACCACCCTCTCCTGCGAATACATGGCCGCACTTATGACCAGCCGCCATTTCTCCGTATCCAGAATGATATTGTGGCCCTAAACACCAATCTATAGTGAACATATATTTACATTTATGTTGTTGTTTATTTTTTAATAAAATATTTGCTGCTCTATTTTTTAGATACTCTACTATTTGAACACTAGCATAGTAACTCATACTATCCCAAAGTTGAACCCAATCCAGAGGAAATTCTGTACCTCCTTTTTCGATAGAGTGTAGGTAATGTATAGGAACTCTAGCGTGTTGACTTCCATATTCTGTCATAATACTAAAAAGACCACATCTTTGTGGTATACTAGTAAAATTAAAAACTTCTACGACTAGTCTTTCATTATCAACACTTGGTTCATCATCATATAAAAAAGCCTTGTCTAAATAAGCAATGAACGTAGGAATATTAATATTGAGATAGTTACTCATTTTATTTTTTTAATTTTTGTTTTGATTCTTTTATCCAGTCTAGAAACTTAGAGACTCTTGTGTGTCCAGATTCTTCACCGTATTTTGACATTGGTGATCTTCCAACAGCCATTACACAAGAATTTATACCAGCCAACTTACCATCTATAAATAAACCTCCACCACTATCTCCACTACCAATCATGTACTCTAATACTGTATGATCTTTAACTCCCCACTTTGATGGTGAACAGATTAACATATCTTTATCTATTCCATCAACGATGTTTGATCCTGCTCTTAGTTTGTTATCTGATTTATGTGTGCCAGTATTAAAATTACCAGTTAATCCCCATCCTGCTATTGATGCAACTTTGTCTTTTTCATCATCATCTGTATATAATGGTGGAAAATTTTCAAGATCAAATCCTTCAGCACAATAACCCAACGCTATGTCGCCAGTTCCAAACTCTCCGCCAAAATTTTTATGAATAATTATATCTGTTAACAAGAATTTTTTATCATTGATTTTTGCGTAACAGGTTTTGTATCCTTCAACAACGTGTGCTGCTGTTAGTATAAAATGTTTTTCTATAATAACTCCAGAAGCACAAAATAAAGAGTCATCTTGATAATTTCCACACACCTTAACAACACAGTAAAATTCTGAACCAAAATCTAAATATTTTTGATCTGGTATGTTTGGATCTATTGTTCCGCCATAAGATAGAGAGCATAATCCTAGAAACGCAATAAGAAAAATCTTTTTAATTGCAATCATAATAAGCCCTCCTTTGAAAAGTGGCTTTATTATATTACACTATTTTAGAATAATTCCTTAATAACTTTTCCGCTATTTGCTATCTTCATTGGACGTCCATTTTTAGAGGTAAAAGTAGTTTCCAGAGATATTCCCAAACTACTCAAAACACTAGCCATTAAGTCTTGAGAAGTATACGGGTCAGTTATAATCTCTTTACCGTCCTCATTTGTTTGCCCCACAACCACACCACCCTTAAATCCTGCTCCACCAACAACAACACTCCAACTTCTAGCCCAATGATCACGCCCACCATTACCATTAATATTTGGTGTGCGACCAAATTCACCCATCCAAATAATAGCAGTATCTTGTAATAGTCCACGATCATTTAAATCCTCTACTAAAGCACTCATCGCTTTGTCTAATTCTGGAAGTTTTTGGTTTTCTAGTGTGGTGAAAATACCAGCATGATTATCCCAGCCACCCATATCTACTTCTATAAACGGAACTCCCATTTCCACTAATCTTCGTGCCATTAAACAGCCTCGACCAAAACCAGTATTGCCATATCGTTCTCTAACTTCATCTGGTTCTTTTGCTACTTTAAACGCCTCCATCTGTTTACTAGTCATTAATTTAACAGTTTTATCAAGTATTTTATTATGATCTAGTGCTGATCCGCCACGAGATTCTTTAATAAACTTATCTTCAATTGCTGCTAACATTTGTAATCTTTGAGATAGTCTGGTTGGATCAATACCCATATTTAAATCACGAATATTACCATTACTATCCACAACAAATGGTGAATATGTCATTCCCAAAAATCCTGGGCCAACACTAGCACCACCAACACTAACAAATGGAGGAATTTCTAGGTCTGGAACTTGATCTACTAATTCATGAGATATAACACTACCATAACTAGGATAGTCTACTGTTGGACTTGGAACATATCCTGTGTGCATATAATAGCGACCTCTAGTATGATCTGCTTCTCTGGTACTCATACTTCGCACAATACTTAACTTATCCATATTTTTAGCAAGCATTGGTAAGTGTTCACAAATTTGAATTCCATCAGCATTAGTATTGATTGGTTTAAATGGGCCACCAGTAGGAGAGCCGGGCTTTAAATCCCATAGATCAATAGTGCTTGGGCCACCACCCATCCATAAAAGTATAGCACTCTTATGTCTTTTCTTTAGATCAGAAGCATTTGCCAGAATACTATTAGTAAAATTTGTAGCCGGAATAGTTAGTGATGATGCTGCGGCTAAATGAGATAAGAAATGTCGTCTATTCATATTTTATCTATCTTTCTTTGTGGTTTTGGAATTAGTTTTGGTTTGGCTTTATCATCTGATGGATTATTATTTCCTCCACTACCATTATTTGGTTTTGGTGGCTCCTCATAATCTTCATACCATTTATATGATATTGGGGTATTGAGTTCTTCGTTTGCTATTAATGCCCAAGGAGTATCTGGATAATTATCTACTACAAATCTTAAATATTTTTGAGATCCTTCATAGCATTTTCTAAGTAAACTATTGTTTAGATCAAAATCCTTAGATGGCATTAGCATCCATATATTAGATTTTGGATCTTTCTTTTTCAATCCAGTTTTCGCTTCTGCTAAAACCAGATTATAACTCTCTATTCTGCATTTTGTGGATAGTATACGTCCAATAGCAAGAGCGTACGAAACTTTCCATCTATCTTCTAATGTTCCGTATGATGATTCGCCACTTAGTAATGTGGTATAAATTTGATTAATTTTAGGTTCAAGTTTAGCAGAGAATCTTTGTGCCATGTTTAGTTCATTTACAAAACTGCCCTCATCAAATGCTTTGAATCTTAGTGTTTGTTCTCCAGCAATATTGAGGGGGATTGACGATGCTTGAACTAGTGCTTTTTTACTAGCGTGGGATTGTGCTTCTTTGTTTTGTATTCCGTACGATCTATAGTCTGGTCTATGCTTCATCATAATTTCGTGATCAAAAAATCTGGAAATGTATGATGATAATGGGCTAATCTGTTTTTTATCTACCTTGGTATCTCCCCTATTAGGATGCACACTAAAATATAATCCACCAGTATCCAAACAAAGTTTCGACAAAGCAAACGGCCCAAATCCACTATCTAATGTTTCTTTATCAATTGGTAGGCTATTGATATCTAAAACCACATCATATAGAGATTCCGGGCCTTGGTTAATTTCTACCCATTTTTCGGTTTGATCATACTTTGGATCAAATTCTACAAACTTAAATTGTGCTGTATTTTTGCCAAATGGTGCTGGGTTTCCCACAACATAAACCATGCTCGCTTTCGATCTTGCTAGATTAGATACTACATCTAAATATTGAACATCATCACCAACTTCGTCTGTAAATACAATAACCAACAGTCTTGATCCAAAAACATATTCAGATTTACACACTTCACCAATAGCAGAAAAAGTATTTTCGATTCCACTTTCATCTAACACTATTGATTCTACGGCGGACTTTAATGTTGATGAATCATGTGTGAGTTGTTTTGTGATCTTGGTAAATTTTTGTCCAAAACTATAAATTCCATGTTTAATATCATAACTTGTATTAGCAAACTCTAGTTCTTGTAATATCTTTTGAAAACGATCAGCAATCAACTGTCTTTGATAGTTCAAACTAACGCTAGCATCCAACAACCAAATAACATTAGTATTTTTTGATTCTCCGCTTTTAATAATCTCAACAGTTAATCTGTCCAATGCTCCACCACTAGAATATTGTGAAGAAAATCCTGAACCTAAATTTGAAGATACTCCAGATAATGTTTGACCAACTAAATCAGATGAAAATTCAGAACCAACTTCTTCCATAGGTTCTACA